TTCTCTTGCGAAGGTAATAGGATAGTCATGTATAGCGGGTGTGCATAACATCCATATAGCTCCATCAGGTCCGACTCCAGCCATGCCAGCAGTCTTGCCGTTAGGCACCTCGAACCATACTCCAAAGCCTCTGTGAACGGCTAAAGTAAGATGTTCCATAGGATCGAACCCATGACCTTCTACAAGCTCTTTGTAGTCTTCTGTACGTAGATTAGAGGCCACTCTTAAAGCAGCCTCAATATCTAGTGGGTGTATGTATTTAGACACGTTTATAATTTCTAGGTGAATAGTCTCCTTCCCACGACAAAGCTTGTAGTGTAGCAGGAGCTGGGTGTGATGATTTAAGTAGTAAGTTTACGTTCTTATTAGCTTCATATACTGGTACTGTTTGTATTTGATCTGGTACATATGGTGCATCTGATACTAAATAATCATCAGCAAAAGTAGATTCATATACTTCAGTGTAATCATCTTTACCTACTCTTTGTAGAGTAGTTTCATATAAACCTGATTTACCAAAGTTTAATTTAACTCTATGTACAACAAGTGATGAGTTAACATCAGATTTAGCTTGAGCACCTTCAACTCTAGTAAGATAAAACTTAGGGAAACTAATAGAATATTCATATAGATAACCTATATAGAATGTACCAGTGGACCAGTCTCCTGGCACTGTAAAGTCATCTGTATTGGTTACAGTACATTGACCATATCTTCCAATTCTAGTAGCACCAGTATCTACATCAACTATTACAAGAGCACCATTAGGTGAGGTTACTTGATCTATCCAATCTGATTGGTTAGCAAATGTAGTTAGTTTAGTAGTAGCACTATAAGACCCATTACCTACAGTAGTCCAGTTATCTAGGTGTATAAGATAGTTAACACTATTTTCATTGATACTGACATCAGCATCCTGTTGCATTAGAGAAATTTTCTGTAAGAAATTATCTGTATCTAATACATAATACTCATCATTTACAATGAAGTGATACTTAAGTGGGTTGTTTAGTTTCCATTTAAACCAAGCTTGTTGTTTTCTTTCTTCACCAGACTGGAAGTACTTATACCCATATATAGTATCTGAGTCTGTTTTACCAAATAATACTATAGAATTTTCTCTAGAATTTGTTAGTAGATCTATATCTTTCTCTAATAAAGTAGGTACAATCTTACTAGTTTCAATAACTATAGGTTCTTGTTCTCTGATAACATTAGCCATCTCATTGAAACGACTATACTTACCTGAGTTATCTATATAACCAACAGTAACGCCTAGAGATATAGGAGGTATATCTTTATTATAATTATATGTAGTTATACTTCTAAGTTTAGCTGTATCTGGATTAAGTATCTCTGCATCAGAAGATAACAAGAATTGTTGGTTTGTACTGAATACTGCTAGTCCAGCAGCTACTTCTATACCATCAAATAAATCTGATGGTAATGTAGAGCTACAAGATATATCAATTGGATCTACAGCACTAACAGCTATAGCTGTCTTAGAAAAGAACGACGGTTCAGCTAATTCTCCAGGTCTAGATAATATAACATTTTCACCTGATATCAATGCTATTCTATTACGAAAGAATAAAACTTTATTTATTTTATTCCCTACGAAAGAAGGCATTTCATTAGTACTATCATCCCCTACTGCACGATCTTCCCATGAATATTTTTTTACTAAAAAAGCACCATCTGCTTGACGTTGTAAGACATGAGGCATAGTAGTAGCATCTAAACCTTTTACTATACCTGGACCAGGACATTCTACCCAAGTACCTGGACCATCAAGTCCATCATTACCTACAAATTTAAGATAGTAATCGTCATCATCTGAGTTTGAAGAGTTAGCTACTTTAACTATATAACCATCTCTACACTGCATAGGTAAATCTGCAACATTATTAACTGATTCTTGCATGACTCTCATCAAGTCATTCTGTGGTACTTCTACACTAAATGCACTATTAGAATGTAAGTAAATACCATTACCTATTACTACAGCTGTAATATTTGTACCTGACATTTCAGCAGTTATACCACCTATAATTGTATCAATAGTTACAGCTGTCTGTGCATCAAAAGGTGTAGGATTTGGTCTAACTGCTTTTATATTAGCTTTAACTGCTACAGTTTCAACTTCTTCTACTCGTACAGTATACTCTGCTATAGTAGTGTCAACTGCACCTGCAGCAGCACCGCCTTTAGCTTCAGTCATTTTGACTTTTACCTGATCACCTACAACATAATTTTCACCGCCATGTAATAAGGTTACACTAATACTATATGTACATGCAAAGTCATCCTGGTCTGTGTTAGATCCACCTTCTATTCGATGATTCTGACCTAGTACAGTTAATCTAAATATTAAATTCTTTTTATTAGAACTAGCATTATAGCTACTACCAGAAGAATTCTCAACATCAACAATAGGATCACTGTAGGAGTCTGCAGAAGTTGCACTAAATACTTGAGTACCTATACCTCTACAAGCACCACTGTTATTACCTATAACTAAATTATCAGCAGTTTTCCTTAATCTAGTAGCTCTAGTAACATTAGTTGTGTTTTCATTACTATACAAATTTAATGCATACTGTCTACCATTCTCTGTTCTCATTATTTCTATGAAAGCAAAGTGATCATGTTCTCTAGTATCTGTGGTACCTGTGGTACCTACAGTTTTAGTTCTATTATTTAGGAAGGTAGTATCATTAATAGTTAATGCCTGTATATCTTCTGTAGCTGTAGCACTGCTAGGAGTTAAGTATGATGTGATAGATGTATGATCAGAGTTACCTCCACTATACTGACTGTTATCTGTATGATACCATACATCCTTTTCAGTACCATCAGTACAACTCCATATCCTTACCTTACCATCACTAGCTATCTGTCCTATATATGATCCTTCTGATTCATCTCTAAAGTAATGGAACCAAGAACCATTAGACTGTACATTAGCTAATGGTGTAGATCCTATACGTTTAGATCCAGGTCTTTTTACTAATCCTTCTATAGGATCAGGAATAGCATTAATTATATCTTTTACTTGACCTGGGTACTTCTTCATGTCTGGTTGTTGAGACATACCAGCATAGTAATTATCTATAGTTTGTGTTACTGAAGGCATTATCTTCCTAGTGACCTCCAAGGTTGATATGCATTATATGTACTATCTTCAGGTAGACCAAACATAGTATGATTCCCTTGGTTACATTCGTACTCCATGATAGCAGCTCTAGTTAATGCTTCTTGTTGAGCTAATAGTTGAGCTAGTTGAGGATTACCTACTAACTGTGTAGCAGCTCTAACTGAAGATCTGTATATTATATACCTTTTAAATACTTCAGGTAGATCTTCATAACTAATTAATCTAACTATATCTAAATCAATACCATCTGTCAATTCATCCCAGTCATCTGTATGATCATACTTATCATATAGATAACCATTCCTTTTTACTACATCGTAGTTTCTTTTAGACCAGCCATCACTGACATCCATCTTTAGGATATCATTACCAATAGCTATCTTCTTTACACCACCTACATCTTGAGGTGTATATTTAACATGTCTCTCTGTATTAAAATGCCAACCTTCAGCTTGTAAGTCTACATTAGAATCTCTTAATATATTATAAATGAATCCTATTTCTGGATTAGTTTTATTAATACTTGTTACTGGGGATTGACCAATAGCTCCCAAGATAGCATTTACAGCGGAGAGTTCGGTCTCGTTATCAATTGTCGTGGAAGCCATAAAATTATATAAAGAAAAAGGGGAGCGTTAACTCCCCATATGTGCATTAACCGAATGCAGCAGGCTTAGTAGCTGTTCCACAGAACAACTCTACAGCAGCAGCAGGGTTAAGATAGTCGGCTCCCATAGCCAACCTACCTAGAATGACATCTCCCTGATAAATCACGGATACGTCACCTGAAGTAACTTGAACTTGAGGTCCGATTGCTTCAACAACACCAGCGGCTTCTTTCTGGAAGATAAGTCCACAAGAGTTGTTGAACTTAGCTTCTTGTCCGTAGTCGTTTACAGTGTCGTTATGCTGATCACCCATTGCTTCACCAACAAACGATCCAGCATTACCAGGATCAGTTGTGCCAGGAGCAGTTGCAGATGCAGCACCATACTTAGTACCGAACTTACCAAAGAATGGTATGTTCATTGACTTGTAGATCTTGATACCAGCAATCTCGAATACACCCTTACCTGATTGTAGGGCATCTCCTTGCTCGTCTCTGTTTACTAGGTAAGCACCAATTCCAGCACCATCTAGACCCTTGATAAGAGCATAGTATTG